GGATAAGGAAGCTAAGACTAGGGTGGTTGCGATCCTTGATTACTGGACACAGTCCGCTCTCCGCCCTCTTCATGACTCGCTAATGCGATTCTTGAGAGGCCTGAGGCCGGATTGTACCTTTAATCAAGGGTCTTTCCGTTCAAAACTACCCAGCCACGGTCCGTATTATTCCGTAGACCTTTCCAGCGCTACCGATCGACTTCCTGTGGAAATACAGGAGGCCGTTCTGGCTGTGCTGTTGGGGTCGAAAGAGTATGCGGCCGCTTGGCGTCAGCTCATCTGTGACCGGGAATATAACGTCACCTGGGGTAACCGCGGGCGCGTGAAATACGCCTGTGGCCAACCCATGGGGGCGTATAGTTCCTGGACCACATTTGCTCTGACTCACCATTTGATTGTTAGGTACGCAGCTGAGAAAGCGGGTTTGACATCCCGTTTTAGCAGTTACGTTCTCCTAGGCGACGACATCGTCATTGCTAACGAAGCCGTCGCAAAGGAGTACCTAGCGATCATGGCGGGGCTAGGGGTAGAAGTGAGCGAGGTGAAAACGTTCGTGTCTAACGACATGTACGAATTCGCCAAGCGAACTATCTATCTAGGGACGGAAGTAACCGGCGCGCCCTTCGGCTCAATGTTCGACGCGGTTACGTTCGTATCGCGAAAAGTTCTTAAGGACCACGGTGGGAATATGATTCCTACCAAGGCGATTAAGCGCGTTTCGTTCTACGAGACGGCCGTGTGGTTCAGAGAGCTTGAGGCCCGCTGGTTACGGCCATCGGAAAGCTTAGTTTCCCGGAGCTTGTTTGCTTCTCTCTTCAACCTCCTCGGTAGGGGCGCTTTGTCAGAGCGACTTGCCGAGAAGGCTTGGAGATTCTTCCTATTGCCGTCGCGAGACGACTCTAGGCTGCTAAGACACACTAAGGCCGAGAGACTCGGCGTAGTGCTATTAGCAGGGTCCCTAGGTTGCTTCTCATGGAAAAGGGCCACAGAGCGAATCTGTGTTCTTTTAAATGAGTGCAAAGCTAGGGTCCTAGAAGAAGCGATCAAGCGGCACCTACATACGTTGCAGGGCTTCCAGTTGGAAGCTGCAAAATATGTGGCATGCCTGCCTGAAGGGTCGGATGCTCAGTCGCTACTGCTCTCCTTGCCTCCATTTGACGTTCTGCGACGTAATATCGCGGAACTGCAACTGGAGTTCGACAAGGCGCATAAGGTTCGGGAATCGGACGACATAACCGGGTGGTTACACCTGGATGTGCGTCTGTTCCTTGACCCGTTTGCGGCATTGTCTACAAGGAAAAGCAAGGCTAACGCGGCCAATAAAGTAACTATAATGAATCACCTGACGGCGATGTGCCGCGGTATCGAACACATCCGTGAACTGGCTGTAACAGATATCAGTCTAGATAGACTGGTAAATGTAATACAGAACCATCACGTTGTGCCGACGCGCGGCGATCGTCGTAACAGGTCTAAACCCTTCCCTCATCAGACCACCCCTACCGGTATAACCGATACTGGTAGTCTTGGAAAGAAGAGTTAGAGGGGCCTAAGTCCAACAATCCCTATGGGGGTTGGTCTGAAGTCCTCGTTCATTGGGAAGCCAGTGAGCGTTCTGATGGTAGCGCTTAGCTCCATTAGTGAAACGGGACCAAGGCCCTCCCCCTAAGGGGGGAGTTGAACCTAAGACCCAGAGTTCATTATAGGGGGTCCTCTTCCAAAGAGTGATTTGGTCCTCCACCCAGGGGTACTTGTTAGATCCCTGGGCCGGAGACCTCATCATTCAGAGGTTGAGGGGGTCCCTTTTGTTGGTCGCTTCCACCTTGGACAGTTCGAGATGACCTGTCCGGGAGAGGCGCGTTGGGAGGCCGCAATGCGGTTAACCCTAACGGCTCAACCTTAGATGGTAGCCTCCTTTGTGCGTACTCGGTGCCAGTCCTGCTGGACCCGCATTCCCCGTCCTTACCAGACGGCTCTTACGAGCAGCATGGAAGATGGAGAAACCGAGCCCCAGGGGCCCCTTTCAGTCGCAAAAGCGAAGGAATTGAGGGTTACCCGGGGGGGGTTGCACAAAGAGTAACTCGG